CAGCATGTTGAAGCACCGGCGCATTGCCTCTTCATGTGGCATACCTTCTGGAATGATCTGCAGCGGGCGAATGATCCGGATGCCTGGATTCTGATCTATGATCCTTTGATATAAAAACTCTTCTCTTGCTTTATTCTCTTGAACGCTTTTTCCCCCGGTCGTACATGGGTGACATAAGTAATAAATCTTATCCTCTTCTAATTTGGGAATCCGGCCGGCAAATGTAACTTCAATTGCATGGCTAATATTTATGAACGCTTCCCCTAATCCACTGAATATTGTTGGGGCTTCTGCCTCTGTCCGGAGC